GTGTAGACTGTGGCACCAGACGCCGGGATTGGTAGCGTCAAAGTCCTTGTCATCTATTTTTAACATTGTATTATAATTCCACAGCTTTGTATACGGTACACTTACTCGAATCTGTGGAATAAAATTGCGGTAGTCACATAACGAACCATCGTTGAATTCTTCCACTGCTGAGATAGGAATGTCCAGTGTGCAAAGATAACCACGTTCCAAAAAGTATGTGATCATGCTTTCCCACTTGCGCCACTCTTCGGGCGACTGGGGATTGAAACTGTGATTGGCACCAAAGAAAATATGCTCTTCGCCATGCATGTGTGTGATGATTGAATCAATGGGTTGAATACCCACAACAAACAATGTCTTCTTACCAAAGGCAGGAGTGCGTTCTACTTCCGTGCCTTTAAAGAAATCAACACCTGCATGTCCTGCTCTATTCATAAGATTTATCCTAGTAAGTTATTGAATCAATTGTACACGATTTAGTAAAATATGTAAACACATATGGACAACATTAAACATAAATTATAGTTCAACTAGCCAAGGAAATACTTCTCGCCAATTGGTATGTCTCCGATGATCCAACTCAGAAAGATATTCTTTTAGAATCTGTATTCTTTTTGTATTTTTGTTTGAATTTTTAACAAAATTGGCCAGCCCTTGTAAATGTTGTTTCAACGATTGTTGATGATGAGTGTTTTCGGGCATCAGACAAAGTATTTTCTGAAAATCATCATCAAATACACCGGGACCAAATACCGCAGGATGTAATCCATTTTTTGAATTTGCTTGCCCGTCAGGCATATCAAACGACATTTCGATTGGCATATCTAACGGTCTTTTAAGATTCCAATCTGAGATTTTTTCTAACAACTCAGGCATGGTCTTTATAGACAATGAATTTATACAGGAATGTATAGACGGTGTTACCCAGGGTTTGTCTAATAGGTATTCAAAATTTTTGGTCCAGACATCGAGGTCGATCCCGTGTCTCACATATTCCTGAGGAGATCCCCAACAGTCTATACTGGCAGTGAGCTCTAACTGGTGTATTGCATTTGTATCAACTAACTCCTGAAACTTTTGCATCTTGACAACAAACAACTCATGTGGAATCATGATATTGCTGATCATGTTAAAAGTCAAACTAGGATTAGGGTGTTCCTTCCAAAAATCTATGCTGGTATCTAGTTCTTTTTGTATAAGAGATTCCCCGCCTGCTAGATTATAGTGTTGAATAGTTTTGTAACGATCATCTTCTGACAGATAATCCCAAAGTCCCTGGACCATCTTTTTATATTGAGTTTTATTTGTATGATGTTTGGTTATGGAAAAATCCTGTATTTTGATTTCGCCAAATGTTTCAATTTCGCTATTCCATTTACTGCTCACTGCAGGACCACAATAGATGCATGACAAATTACAAGTGTTGTTAAAATACACTTCTAAGATTGTGGGGGTAACATGTGTAGCACTGGGGTTGTCAAATAATTCAGGTGGAATTTTATTTGCACTGTGAGAACGCATCAACCATAACTGTCGATCACTTGTTCCACTGTGGTCCTCAACATTTTTACAAGGATAACACCCACGATCATCCGTTGGCCACTCCCCATTGAGCATGAACTCTCTATCTTTTATCTTTTTGGGATGATTATGGAAGTTTTTAAAGCTGTCAGGCGTGATAGGAATCATGCTAGTTCTATGGCAAGAGCTGGTTGCACCAGTTTCCATATTGATTGTACTCCAAGACCATTTAAGTATGCATGCTGTTTCAGTTTTGATTGGGAAAATTTCATGTCCAGGATAAACTTTATCGTTTGACATAATTACTGGCCCATGCCTGTCTTGTACCCTTCACATTCCATATCAGTCCTTAAATAAATTCAAATAAATTGTTGATATTTTTTTTGTTTTCTTTTTTGTTAGAAGTTTTCTTCATACCTGGATGTACTTTTTTGTTTTTAAATTCCGTGGTGTCAAAAATACTTCTAGGCACAAAAAATCTATCCATCACACCCGATACTTTGGTGTAACTTTTGCCCAGGTCGTTGCCGTTGAAGTCGCACATCACATAATCACCTAGGCCCATCATAAGATTAATAATGTCATCGCAGGTATATCCAAACCGTTTGCAATGAGTATCTCGTAGTTCAACTTGAACCACAGGCTGATATTTGGCAATGGTTTGTGTGGCACCTTCCAATGCAAACAACTCAGATCCTTCGATATCAATCTTAATAAGATCAACATCTTCAAAACCAAAACTGTCAAGAGTGCGTTGTTCTGCAGTCTGTGTGGGATTGTTAGTGGTTTTGCCATCAAGTAACACAGCATCTCCACGACTACACTCGGCTGTTTTTTGTTCCATGGTAATTGTACCAGGAGTTCTTCCCAGTGCATATTCAAAAAATTCAATGTTGCCTACCAAATCAAGACTGGCAAATGTGCTATCTGGAAATTTAAACCAACCATCAGGACGGTCGGGTTGGTGTCTTACCTGTTGTAGTTTGCTGTCCCAGTAGCGGCCTTGGAGTCGGGCATTTTTTGCAATGTCCACATTTAATTTCATCAGTTCCATACTGGACTGCATGGGTTCAAATGTTTTTACATTTTGACACCATGTGGCGTATTCAATGGCATTCATACCAATGTTACCACCAATGTCTATCACTGTTCTTGCATTGGGTAACAAGCGGCGATTCATAACTAGATTGCGAGCCTGGTAAGGACCATTTTCTCGGGCCATGCGTTGTTCATACAATTTGTCATTGTCCCAAATCCAGTAGTCTCTTCCAATTCGATTTGTTACTAATTTTTTATTTGCTGTATTAAATAGTGTTGCCATGTTGATTACCTTATAAAAAAATCCTGTATACCTATTTAACAGTATACAGGACTGTGAGTGAGAAAGCAAGCACTAAAGGCAAAGAAGAACACGATCGATTGTGACCTGCATAGTCTTTCGTGCATAATCTTTGATATCTGGAGAGTCTCTAAAACCTCTAAAACCATTTGGTCCATAATCTTTCATCACACTACTTTGCCCAAACTTTTTTATAACTAAATTTTGCACATAGGTATGATATCCAGTCATAGTTTTTCTATCATATTTTTTTGCAACCTTGAGATTGTCATGCCGTAAAAAATCTGTAGCATCGTCACTCATTAGCTTCTCTAAATCATTATCTGGTAAATGTTCCCAAATGTCAGACAATAACACCGAGCAATCAATATAACCATGGCGTTGTGCTTTTGGTTGGTTTGTTTTCCATTGACTTGATACAATTTTTGCGTTTGCAGATTTTTTCATATACTTTGTTCCTTTACTTTATTTTCCAACCAATTTTGATATTGTTTTGCTTTTACGTCATTAAATCGTCGACTAGCTGGGTCGATTACCTTATCCCGCTTGTAGTGATAATATTGATGTATTAGTTCAAATTCGTTTAACCCATACTGTATAGCAAAATCCATTGGTGGGATGGTGTGTTTCCCAGGCATATCAACCTTGGTAAATAATTTCAACTTGTTTTTATGGTTGAATGCAGTAAAGTCCGTATTGTTGATTTCGGAAAGTATAGATGAATATCGATCTAGATTGATCTCTTTTAGTTGTTTCAAACTAAATTGGGAAACGTCAGTGCCTTGGTAAAATATTGATGCTGAGTATCTAGAAAACGGCTTTTCTTCGTTTATTTCATTATCAAATAATATTTGTTCTGTTTTCTCTATTAGAGTAACAATCTGTGTTAACAAAATATAGGATGCAATTTCAGTGATAGTAATAGTTCTATCACCAATAATAAATTCTTTCTCTATTTGGAGAAATATACCTTTTGCAGGTATCGTATGTTCTACTCGATGAACTAAGCTATTGTGCTTTTTGATATCAATGCACGATTGGCTCCTAAACTCGATTCCTGACATATTTTGATTACGCTGATTTAACCGATCTGTAATATTCCTTACGGTAGCTGAAAGATTATCAGTGTCGCCACCGCTGTCAATATTGAACCATGTATTGCCAGTTGAATGTTGTCTTCGAATAAAACTGTCATTGTAGGCTTCTTGCCCTATTTTCTCTCGATATTCTCTTAAGTATAAACAAATTTCATACAGTCTACTAAGACTGCCATAAAGACTAGTACGATTGATGCTCACTCAATGGCTCCTAAGTTGTTACAATACACACACTATAACACAAGAACATTTTTGAGTCAACCAAAACATAGTACTAAAAAAGTACTACATTTCTGTGCTCAAGTTGTTCAATTTGTCACTGTCTAAATCATCCTCAGCGTCTGATTCATTATCTTCTGTGACAAACAAAGCATTATACATGGTGGTGGAATTTTTGGCTTTCTTGCCTCTGAATCCACGTGTGCCCACAATGTCCATCCAGTACCGGTCATAGTGTTCGATAATGGCTTCTGACTCTTCACGTGTGGAAGCGGCAAATATGGCCTCCACGATGTCGGCAAATTTGGCATGATCGCCATTTTCGTTCCACATCATTCTAGGCCAACGACCAGCATCAAACTCTCTGTTGGCACGTTGCACTGATTCCAGATGAGTCCAAACATTGTGTCCCATGAGCAAGGCATAGGAGAACGAATCCCAGGATGTTCTGCCTTCCTTGCCATTTTTGTTTACATCACCGGGTGCATAGATACAAATGTCTTTTAACATTAGATTTTTACTAATAGGTGACTCATCAAAGTGTTTGACCCATCCTTCTTGTACAGCAGCCGTTCCATAGGATCTTGTGTCATTGGCATATTTCTTATCATCCACAATGGGACTCATTCGATAAGTCCACTTACCATTTTGTGGTAAATCAATGTGATGATACACTTGTCCATTGGCAGTGGCGAGGAATGGGCTGGCACAATCAAAGGAGATAGTAAATTCCGGGTTAACGTATTTTCTAACTGCTCTTTGAATCACGGTGAGTAGCACAGCCCATTCCAACTTTGACGTGCCCAAGAAGTGCATCCAATCATGCACACCTGGTTGCAACAAATTATCATAACGCAAGGCCACCAGACGTTTCAGGACCAGGTGTACATCGCACATGTTCTGACCGCCCATGGCCCAACCATTGAAATGTGTGTCTGGATATTTTACAGGATCGCAGTAGTCTTTCATCATCTGATACCATTCTTCAGCATGAGTGTGATTGCCACCTTGCAACACATTCAAAAACTTGGCACCACCATTTTTAACACCTCGACGATGTTTCATGAAGTATTCGTTGTTGTAGTGTGTGGCCTTGACTGCTTCATCTAAGGTTTTAATTCCTGATTTCCACCCATTCTTTTCGTTGATAACAAAACTTGGGATATCAAGAGTCATAGCATAATCAGCCATGCCATCCAACCATGTCAAGGCTTGTTCGCGTTTTTTCTGTGCCTTGGCACAACCTGAGTTAGCCCGCCAGTCGCCTTCCCACACGCCCTTGGCAATCTGGAATCCACCTGAGTCTCCTAACAATACAGTACCTGGCTCGCGATTGCGAACCATGTCCTCTGACCAGTCCTGTTTGGTCAAATCCAAGTTGGCATGACCACCCGAATACAATGACCATTTGTATGGAAACAATGCTTTCTGGCTGTTGAGCCAGTTTAACTGTTCCATGTCAGTAAGTCCTGTAGGAAATCTTGCAGGATCCACATATGGCTCGTTGCGTTGCTTGCCTACAAACGTGGCATAGAAACCTGATATAGCTGGTAAAAACACAGCATAATCATTTTGCTTGGCTGTTAAGTTATCTTGCAATTCGACCCCAATTTATTTTAAGCCACACACGTTCCATGACATAATGAACAATGGCCAACACAATGTGAATAATCACTGCATTGCCCAGACCAGTCCATAAGGCCGTGATCAGCATGGCAATGATTCTATAACTTATTGTTCTTGCGACAGTACGTGCGTGTGTCTCTGTCATCACTTGCTTTGCGCAGGCAAGATGTAGTTGTAAACAGCCACACCTGAATCCACTGTGATCTTGGCAGCACCATCGTCACTGATGCGGATAGTCTTGTCTCCACTTAACGCCATGATAGCCATGAACTGTGCCACCGGCCATGACCAAGCACGTTTGAGCTGCCCGGTAACTCCTGATTGAAACACAAAGTTACCAGCGTGTGTTGAATGATCACCAAAGAAAAACTTCAAGTCACCGTTTTCGGTCCGTGCTTGGAAGTTGGGCTCTTCAGCATTGGCCTGTGCCTGCATACGCAGTCTCTGAATAGCAGCCACAGTAGGTTCAAACTCAATGTGCCAGGTCACACCTTTGAACTTGGGTGTTTTGAGTTTGTCGTTCACAATCTCTGCTGCCATGAAACGATAGTTGTTGCGGAAGTCTCCAGTGGCATTTTCAAACTCAATACCATCTGGTGCTCCAGTGGCTTTCTTGGTCAATTTGAGTTTGGAATTTTCTTTGTACTCAGGCAAGTTCAACAAGATTTTTAACTTGTTCAAGTTGGGCATGCCAAATGTGCCCATGAAATCTGCGTGTGGATTTTTAAATTCGCCCTCCAGCACCACTGACAAATCTTCAGCTACACCTACAATTGCAGTGTTTTTGTCATCACCAGTGATTTTGATCAAGTCAATGCAGCCAAGATCTAATGTGTGTTCTACCAAGTCTTTAAGATAATCTTTCATGTTTACTCCTATGTTGTATGATTATATAGATTTTTTTGTCAATGAGCAACAATTTTGGCCAGGCTCTGCCCGCCTCTGATGCTGTCAATTTCGCCAGGTCGGCGTATTTCCATCCAGGCAATGTCACCTTGCCCACGATTTACAGAAAGAGTTTCAAACCCAATTTTATCACAATGAGCTTGTATTTCTCTCCCAGGCGTGTAGCACATGAAACTTTTTTCAGCTAGAGCTACACCATGTGCCCAATCACAGTCATTAAATGTGAATATAGCAATGCCGCCGGGTCTAAGTCTGGTGAACATACTGTCAAGATACTGGCGTACAACTTTCATGGGTTTGTAGTTGAAGTAGTTGTAGGCAAAGATCAATCCATACTGATTTACAGGTAGTTGCCACAATGCATCAACGTGTTCATAGTCATTGATTACATATGGTCTCAACCTACGTTGATATTCTAGTGTAAATGCTTGCACAGCAGGATCTAACAGCTCGTTATGTTGATCTGCCAGATACAAGGGATCTAATGGTACTAGATCTTCGATAAACTTTTCACGACCTGGGCGCATGATCAATCCAGGTAACCGCCAGTCTGTGTACTGTAACAGTCGTCCAGTAAGCAACAATCGACTGTCAGGATCAATATTAAGCCGTCGATTCAAAATGTACTCATTGGTTTCATAGCACATCTCTTCTTCGTATAAACGTTGACTGGCTTGATACTGTGCAGGCTCAAGAGCAGCAATCTGTTCTCGCACATTGGCCTTCAGAGTGTCTAACGCAGTTTGTGCATGCTGAAACTCTTGAGCAATAGCATTGATCTTCTCAGCAAATGCAGCACCGTGCTCGTCAATCTGCACAGCATGATTTGCAACCACATGGCTGATCTCTTGGAATCTTTTGATAGCCGCGTGATAATCAGGAGCAAGTTCATTGCTGTCCAACAAGTTCAAGTATCCAACAAGTTCGCTGAGCTTCATTCAAATGAGAATAGTGATGTAAATGTGTTTTCAGTATTGGTTGCACTGGCTAGATCCCAATCCAACACACCCAACAAGTTGTCAATTTTTTGGTCTACCACTGTGGCTTCCATTTCTGTGTCATCAAAAGGCAAATCCTTGAACCACTGTGGCAAGTGCATCTCGTCTGTGGGATAACCAATTGAAGTCCAGCCCAAGGCATTGCTTCTCAGCTTGCACACAATGGTCTTCATGCCATCAACCACCTGCATACTGTAATTGTCTGAGTTCATTCTACGCAAGTTGTTCCAGTTCAATGCCGCACGTACATGCCCAGGCATGTTGGCTTTGCCCAGGCGTTCTTCTTCCTTGCCGTACTTGGTCAAGTTGTTCACACGCTTTGGGCTGCCTTTTTCCCAGCCTGGTCGCTCTTTGAACTCATATTTGAACTCACGCACACGTTCAATAATTTCGTCACGTTCAGCACCAGCCAGCACTTTATTTAGAATTTCTAGCAAGAAGTCTTGAATAATCTTGGGTGTGTCTGATCGTTTCAAGTCCAAGCCAGTGGCCTTGGTCTTGCCAATGGCACCGTTGACATCCAGTCGTTTGTTTTCAATGTCAATGGCATTGACAGCATAGCGTTTCTTTGTAATAAACAATCCACGGTCCGCCACTGTTTCACGTCCAGCCTTGATCAACTCGCCCATGTCTCTAGGACAATGAAAAGCACGTTCCATAAACGCTGGGAATGAGTCGTTGACCTGATCAGCAATGGAATCGTACAGTTGAATACAGATTTCCTTTGACCATTCCATACGACCTTCAGCAACTTCTTGTTTGAGCACAGGCCATGCTGAGAAGTAGCAGGAGTCTGTGTCACCGTAAATCACTGCTCGGCCCACATGGTCATATTCGCCTGTGATGCACTCATTCAAGTAGGCATCCATGTGTTTGGCAATGCTACGTCCAGTCAAGGTAGTTGATTGGCCAATTCGCTTGTCAAAAAACCTACAGCCTGGATTCAAAATAGCACCATACAAACTGTTCAAGTTAATCTTCTTAACTAGTTGACGTTTGTCCCAGAAAGCAATCTCTTTGGCATCCTTGGCCTCTTTCTTCTTGGCCTGCATCTCTTTGCGTTCAGCATACCAACGTTCCAGCAAGCCTGGGATAACGCCTTTCTTTTCGTAAGTGAATATGGTACCATTTGCACTCAAGATCCAAGGCTGATTTGAGTCAAACAACATGTACCAAATTTCAGCGCCTGAGTGTACAGTCTCTTCACCACTCTGCCAGTCAATGGTGATCTCTGTGCCACGTTGCTGTTCCATCACTGCTGTGTATTCTAGACTGGCAAACACACCTTCCCATGCAGCCGCAAATGAATCACCTTTGGCCATTTTGTCTTTGATATAACGGTCAGTCATCACCGGACGCAGTTGGCCTATGATGGTTTCTGGTCCCATGTTCAACGCACGAATTGCACTAGGGTATAGACTGTTGATGTCAACTGAACCAATCCACTCATGTAATCCTTTTTTAGGATACGCCACATACGCACCTGCAGCCTGTGTATCTTCGTCTGTGAGTCGTTGTTGTCGATTGGGCACTACCATGCCACGTTCATGTGCTTCGTTGATGATGGCCTGTTCTGTCACAGCCACAGCACCCATTGTGGTGGCCAACAGCACTGTGTTGGCGTGTGCCAGTTCGCTGGCCAATTCCAAGAAGCGTAATTTCTTGTCCAGTTTGTCCAACAACAAGGTATCTTGTCTGTTGTATTCAATAAAGGTTTTAAAGTGTTGGTTATACAACTGATCCAATGTGCCTTCAAACTGTGTCTTGCGCTCACCCAGTTCGTATTCAGCAATGGCATCCAGACTGTAACTGTGACGTTCTTCATAAGTGTACTTGCGATACAGTTGCATATAGTCCATATGCACTCGACCCACCAAGTCATAGGTTTCATTTTCAGCACCAAAGCGTTCAAACATACGCTTCTTGGGAAACTGTCCCCACAAACAAAAACGTCGGGTGTCATCTTTACTGAGCACTCGAGTTATACGGTTTACTGTGTAGGGTATGTCATAGCCTTCACTATTCCACCCACTCAAGATGTCTGCATCTTCGATCAGGTCCAGGAACATCTTCAACATTTCTGTTTCCGACTCGCACAGCACAGTGTTTTCAAATTCCGCACAGATCTCACGAGCAGTCTCTGCACTCATGTGGCGTGGTGCCACCACAAGTGTGACCAGTTGCTCCAACCAATTCAGATATACCGATATGGCAGTGATGGCATTGAAAGGATCTGTCACAGGAGAGAATCCACGCAATGGATCGAACGCAACCTCAATGTCAAAGAACGCTGTGTTCAGTGTAGGGGCGTCTTGGTCTTTGTAGTTCTCTTCAAAGCAACGGAATATGGGATTGATATCTGATTCGTAGATTTGCCGTCCGCTTTGTGCTCGGACTTCCTTGCGGAACTCTTTGTTGTTGCGTGTGCTGAATCTTGACACCGGTGTGCCGTAGATGCTTTGAAACTTGCCCCTGGGATCGTCGTAGTAAAAAACATAATTGGCAGGATACTCTCGGTATTGCCTTTTGCCATCTCGGCGTTCTACAACATGAATGCGATCGTGTTCACGATCAAATAGTGCGTCGATATAACTCATTGGTCTCCGTTTGTGGCCGGTATAGCCTTGCTACATGCTCGTAATGTGAGCGACTCATTGTTACTTATCATGCTATTATAACACATCTACACTTTCAATTTCAAACAACGGAGAAATTGCTATTTCTTTCAGAACATCAAGATTTTTTACTCGTCCCACACGTGGCCATCCAGTATATCTTATGATTTTGTCCCATCCGTTTTGTTGTATCCAATCTGGAGCATGAGTATTGTACCAGGTGCGATAAAAGTCAGTTACAACAAAACGGTCAGGACGAATCATTATGTTGATACCTGGCCGTACTAAATCATGAAATTTGCAGGTCTGACCTATGCTAGAAAAATCTCGTTGACGGTATACAAAAATTGGATCATGTCCCACATAAGGATTTTGTAATTTGACGTCACCAAATTCTAATTGAGTAGAAAAAATTAAATCGTCAGGCATTTGGAAGCCATCATCATTAAACCATTCAACCTGTATCCATTTCCCACGAGAATTTTTTGATCCTATAGCATGCAATGCATAATGCAATTCATGTAATAATTCGTCGTGTTCCTTGGCAATACTTTTAAACCCACTGGCTAAGTAGACTTCAATATCTTTGTGCAAATTCACCAATTCGTTTAACGAATACTGATCTCGAATCCAATCCCATTTTAAAATATCTTTTGCTTGTTGTGTTAAGACAGAAAAATATTCCAAAGTATATTTGCAAGGATCTCTACTGATAGATGGGTGTTGGCTGTTCTTTTTTAGTAAATTTTTATAGTTATGTTTTAAACTATTATCGTCAAGTTCAATTTCCAATGCTGGAAAATTCTTGTATTTTACCAAAACATCCACAGACATAGTACAGTTAAAGTGTCTTGCCCACAGTTTCAAGAATTGTTTCCAACAGTTCTTGATCTTGTTTGGTCTTGCCAAATTCAGCCTTGTGTGCCACACGAATGGCTTTCTTCAACACAGCCGGTTTGATTTCCAACTCTTCTGCAATGGCCTTGATGGTGTCAGTCAGGCCACCTTGTAGTGTATCAATCTCGTGCATGACCTGCATGCCTTCGTTGATGATTTGGGTGAGTTTGATTTTCTGATCGCCGTTGAATGTTTTGGTATCCATGTGTACTCCTAAAACACTAGTATAACACGGAAATTCTGTTTGTCAATGGGAATTTGCTCACTTCAAGCATCACGGTAGCGAATCGTTTTGCCTGCCCAGCAGCCGGGCCACACGGTCCTAAGGTAGGTGTGATCGGTTATTTGACCGGCTTGATGCCAGCCAGATGTCTTATACGGTCTACGCTTTCATTAACGCTGTATTGGTCCACGTAGTTTTTGCCCACATTGGCACCTGTGGCACCACCAAACCCAACACCTGCTGTTCTGGTCGCAGTGTGCTGTTGTCCAGGCTTGCCCAATGCACCTGTGGTATCGGTGTACTTGGCTGACACTGACTTGGTTCCTGCCAATTGCCCTTTGTTGTAATCAGCAGACTTCTGTGTGGCTGTTAGGTGCAAGTTTGGAGCCGCCTGCATGCTTGCGGAAACTGAGCCACCACCGCCTGGTGTGATGTTTTTTGTTGCACTAAGAGTTGCCCCACCAACATTAGTCTGGCCCGACAAAGCGTTTGTGCTTTTGTCCGCTGA